GGTATTTACATCAGTAACTTGCTTACTGTAAAGATAGCTTTTTAAATGCTAAAGTGGACATCACTTAAGAATTTAGGGTTATTTTTACCCTAAGTTGCTTATTTGATGCCCAAGAAATTTTAACATTTACTGAGTATCTTTCTAAGATTTTATTGTTGTTATATCATCGTCATATTGTACAGTTTTAAGAGCTGACTACAATTTTCTGAGATTTTCTAGATTCGAACGTATTGAGAAGTTATGTATACTTCATTCGGTCTTTTTGTTGATTCAAGACTTTAAACTTTGTTGATATCAATCGCAGAGATACCGCATTTAGGTTTACTGCGTGAACAAAGCGATTACCAAAGAGTAGTACTTGAGGTAATTATGATTATTATTATTTAGGCTAGGTGACTGCCTCTGCGGAAGAAAGCGTCATCCACCAAGGTCTAGATGGTCCGAAACGCTATATGCTTATTAGGGACATCGAACTGTAGGATCATGTGTGGCTCCGACTTGAAAGAGCTCGCTCTTAGCAACCACATACATCGGATTTGACCTCCGACTAACCCATGGTCCGCGTCTATATATAAAACCAAAAACTTTATGTTTTTGGCTTTTCGTATGGACACAGTTTTTAGATTATTCTTATTATTATGATGAATCAAAACTGTGATATGAAAAGCTACAAATCTTCTGCTGCTGAGAAGTACGCAAAGAAGATGTTTTCTCTAAGAATTAAAAGAGAAAAAGAACAATTTAATAAGCGATACGTAAAATACACACGTAGAGCATTACTGGCTCAATTTGAGTCGCAAGCTGGTTATACTAAACTTGTCGAAAGTGGCATGGATAGGCTAGCCGTAGCTTGGAGAAACGCTTGTATGAAAACCTCTGAACAAGGTTTTGACAAGGTGCTCAACTATGGTGAGAATGTGATTCTCTATCTTCTTTCTTTAAAAGACTGCAAGACATACTCACAATTTATTGCTATCACTACTATGTACGTAAAACTACACTGTGCTGATCAAGCATTAGTCGCCAAAATAGTTGATATGATTTCCTTGGAAGATTTTAATTTCCTAGCAGGTAAAGAAACTAACGATATCTTCGCTGAATTCAAAACTCAGCAAGAAGTCCAAGCTCTGCCCGCTCCGCCATTAATGTCTTTCGATGAATTTCGCAAACAGTTTGAAGATGAATACGGAGATAACCCTTCGTATTATAACATCTATCTTCTTAAAGCATTACGTATGTTCGGTTTATCCGCTTCATACGCCATGAAAGAAGGAGCTGTTCAAATGATAGATTTTATCAGATGGTTACAGGATCAAGGATCTTTAGTTGATATTGCCCTCATTTCACAAGGTGCAATTCCAACCTGTACCATGACTAGAATGTTTACTGATAAAGAATTCTATGACAAACAAGTTCATGAGTATCTACACCCTGAGGACTCCCCTCTTGGTGTTACCATGAGATACGTTAAAGCTAATGTATGGAATGTACTTTCCCGTACTAAACAAGCTTACGAACGTAGAACACAACGAGATACAGATATTAGTGACGAAGAGTTCACTAGTCAGTCTTCCGTTATTACCGATTTCTTGAAAGGAATTAATTCTGCCAAGAATTCTGTAGTAGCAGCTAAAATAAGTAGCGCGGTAGCTACTTTATTAGCATTAGGCTTTGTATCGGAAACTAAAGAGTTGTCTATGTCCGTTAAAGGTTTAAATCTATTCAGGATTAAAGCCGCCAAAGGACAGAAAACAATGTTTGATTTAGTTGAAATTTTGCTTTCTACAATGCAATTCATTTGTGAGAGAGGATATAAGTGCTTTATGACTAAAAGCCTTGACCCTTTCTTGTATGATGATGATACCGCAATGGAATTTCAAGAAGACTACTTGAGAGTTGTTACAAACTTTGAATATGTTAAACTTGGAACCTATAAAGGACAAAATAAAGCTTGTCCATGGGCATCAGAAAATGACTTTGAAAGAGATTTAGAAAAAGTCATTTCAGACTGTAGAGCAATATGTAAATCCGCATCTAATCACGACCGTGTATTAATGCTTAAACATCTCGAACGTTTACTAAAGGTTAAAACTGATTTTGAACTAGTTAGAACTTCAGGGGGCCTTCGAGAAGCACCTTTCGCTTTCTGTGTATTCGGAAAGTCAGGTATTGGAAAAAGTACGATTGTTAATAATTTAATTTCATTCGCACTCCAAACCGATGCTAGAGTAAGAGGAGTTAAGAACTACGTTGTAGATCCAAATTCCATATGTACTCTTAATGAATTAGACAAATATCATTCTGATTACAAGTCGCATATTGAGGCTGTTTTATTAGATGACTTTGCTAATGCTAAAGGATCTACCACCCAAGTAAATCCGACTGTCAATGTTATCAATTTTATCAATAACGTTGCAAGAACTGCTATTATGGCTGAAGCTGATTTGAAAGGAAAAATCCAAATCAAGCCAAAGATTGTAGCAGCAACCACTAATGTTAAAGAACTAGAAGCTAAATATTATTCTAATGAACCTGTTTCTATTCTTAGACGTTTCCCCCTTCACATTGAAGCTCGTGTTAAACCTGAATTTTTGAAAGGACACGAAGGAGCTTTTATTGATGGGAAAAGATTAGCCGAAGAAGCCGAGCGTGGAAACTTATTTCCTGACGCGTGGGAGTTCGATTGTTATGAATATTTCGACCCCAGCGTAGGAGGAAATGGTAATAACTGTCTCGATAGACCTCTTACTTTTGTTAAAGAAGGTATTGAGGTACCAGCTACGAAGATCGGAGTATCAGAACTATTGGTATTAATGAGATCTATGATTGAGAGTCATGTTGCGATTCAAAAATCTGTAGTGGATTCATCCAAGGCTATTTTTAACAAAGTGTTATGTCCACATTGCGGCATGCACGCTGAATACTGCACTTGTGAGGTATGTTCCGACGACGAATCGGAAGTTGAAGAAATGGATTCTCAATCAGGAATTGATTTTGAAAATCTTTACAATGAGTATTTAGAACCAAGGGCTTTACGTTGGGAGAATTTTATTCCGAGTCCCACCTTTGTGCAATCAAAAACACAATGGTTTTTAACTTGGTATAATTCAAGAAATTTCTTCTATGAAATAGCTAAATTAAATATTATTGCCGCTATTTTAACGATAGTAGGGTGGCCAGCAATGCTTGCACAAAAGTTAATGTTTCAATTAGCAGTCAGTGCAACTGCCATCCGTGCCCGTAAAGAGTATGTTATTACTAAACTCCTTGAGTCCCGTGAATTAGTACCTAGAATCATCGAGAACATTCGCGATATGGATCGTGAGACAGGTAAAAAGATCTTTTTCTTTGCCTCCGCAGTCTTTGCTATCTATGCAGCCTACAAACTGTATAAGCATCTGCAGTCCGCGACAATGGATGAACAAGGAAATGGTATGTCTGTTCACATGGAAACTAACAACGTTTGGTTAGAGCCAACTATTGAAGAACTACCAACATTATCTAAAGAATCTTTTATGACTACTGATCAATTGCAACCACATATTGAGAAGCAATTAGTTCACATAGAATTAGGAGAAAGATTTAGTAATGGTTTGTTCGTAGGTTCTAATATGTTATTAATTCCAGGACATGAGATGCCTAGCACTACGATGAAAATGAAAGTACGTCGTAATGCGCCTGAAATAGCTTCTCCTTTGAATTTCGAGTGTATGATAAGTCCATTAGACTGTGTCTTACTCAAAGATTGTGACGTGTGTCTGGTTTATTGTCCACGCTCGGGTGATCGTAAAAATCTATTGGATTACTTTCCATCGAAATTTACCGATCGTAAACTCATTACGAGAGTGCTCAATAGAACCCCACAAGGAGAAATCGTAGTTGACCGTACACGTATTTCCGAATATAAGAGAATTAATACTGACAAAACTTCATTTATTGGAGGAATTTGTAAGTATTCTGCTCCTACTTTCGGTGGACAATGTATGTCAGTACACATTTATGAGGGTAACCAATCCTTCATTGCTGGATTTCATGCGGCTGGTATTTCTAATACAACAACAGCTGCTATTACACGCTGTACCAAAGAGGCGATTCTCGAAGGTAAGAATATTCTTGCTTCGAGACCTACTTGTGTTTTTGCTACACATTCTGGTACTATGATTACTCAGTCTTATGGTAAGGATTACACTCCGAGACCTGTTATTGAGTCTAAATCACCAGCAAGATATCAAGAAGATGTACAATTAGCACATTTTGGTACTATGCCAGAAGGAAGAATTAGACCTATGTCTTCAGTGATCGTTTCACCATCTTCTGCAGTTGTTACTGAAGTAACTGGAGATATCCGTAAACATGGAAAACCTGCGAACTGTAGAAAGAGAGGAATTGATCAAGGAAACTCTTGTCCAGATTGGGCACCATACCAAAAGTATCTATCTGGTGCAGGTAATGCTTTCCAAGAATTTCCAGCTGATGTACTTGAATGGGCCTACAACGATTATGTTTCAGGTTTTAACAAGCTCGCACAAACTGATTTTGGGAAACAATTACTTTCTAAGGTCAGAGTATTAGACGATGTCGAAACTGTTTCCGGCGTTGACGGAATGTCCTTTGTTGATGCTATGAAACCTAGTACATCGATGGGTTGGCCTGCAAATAAACCAAAGAAAGATTATTTGACAGACTTAGTATATGACCCTGAAGTTCATAAAACCACAACTTGCCCACGAGCACTCGATGATGAAACTCTAAGAGTTGCTCATGAAGCACGCATGGCGTGGTTAAATGAACAACGTTCATACGACATTTTCAAAACATGTACAAAAGATGAACCTACGAAAATTACGAAGGATAAAGTTAGATGTTTTCAAGCATCTCCTGTTTCTTTGCAATTTAATATTCGTAAGTATTTTCTGACTTTATGTCATTTCTTGTCGAATGCTTCACTCGTTTCAGAGTGTGCTGTAGGCATTAATTCTCAAGGTAGAGGATGGCACGAAGTTAATGAACACATGGTTAAATTTGGAACTGACCGCATTGTTGCAGGTGATTTCAAAGCTTATGATCAACATATGTCTGCTCGTATGACTCTGTTGGCAGCTCAAGTTTTTGAACACATCGCTAAACTTGCTGGATATTCCGAAGAAGATCTTAAAATCATGCGAGGTGCTTCTACTGAAGTATCTTACCCCGTAATGAGTCTCAATGGTGAATTGATTCAACTGTTTGGTTCTAATCCTTCTGGGCAGAATCTTACTGTTTATACTAATTCAATCGTTAACTCACTTTATCATCGATGCGCATTTCGCTCGATTTATCCTAACTTTAAGGGTAGATATGCTGATGTTGTAGCTTTGATGACTTACGGAGATGATGTTAAGATGTCAGTCCATAAGGATTTCTCTTTGTATAACCATACTAATATTCAAGCCGAATTCAACAAACAAGGAATTGAATATACTATGGCTGAGAAAGAAGCAGAATCCGTACCTTTTATTCAACATGAAGATGCTGATTTTCTTAAACGCAAATCACGCTGGGAACCAAATTATCGTTATGTGAATAATGAAGGTAAAACTCAGACAGGAATGTGGATTGCTATGTTAGATGAAGAATCTATTTTCAAATCTTTACATTGTAATCTTGCTTCCAAAGTACAAACTCCAGTAGAAGTATCTGTTGGGTGCATTGAAGGCGCACTCAGAGAATGGTGGTTCTATGGAGAAGAACATTTTAACTTTCGTCACAAACAAATGAAGGAAGTTGTAGAGAAACTTGGTTGGCAAAACATGATGTCAGAGAGTTTCGAGGATTCCTACCTAGTGCGTGAGACCAAATGGCTCGATCGCAACTGCGTAGAACGAATCTAAATTTATTATACCACTCCGTTAAGAGTATAAACTGTCCGTACCTACTCTGTGTGCGATAGTCAAGGCAAAGGAGCTTCTCAATTATTTTTACTAGGTAAACTTATCACTATTTTTCCTTATTATTAGTGTAACTAGACAATGTTGAGAATAACATGAAATAGGACAACCTCTACACTACATAGTCTCACTAGTGTTTTGGGTTGTAAAAATCATAGATGTTAGACTGGTCAATGTATTACAAACAACGAATTTTCGAAGGTCGCCGGAGCCAATCGTCCGAATGTGTCGTTTTTCGACAAAGAAGTAAGAAGAGCTTCTCTCTCTGGGAATCGATATAAGAAATTGCATTTCGATTTCGAAACCTCAGTTATGCTTAATAGGATTTATAACACTTTGAGAACTGGTCTTAAAAGTGGGACTCCTCATGAAGCAATAGAGATGGCTTTGAATAAGTTGATTGTTATGGGAATTCTGAATGGGATCACCCATGATACACAAAGGAATCAAGAAGAACTTCAAAATGATTCTTTAGACGATCTATCAATGATTGCTTTATCATCACAATCTGGTGAAGTCATACCTGAAAATGAGCCCTATGTGCCCTCCTCTATGAGAGCGCGTTTGGCGAGTACGACTTCTAAAAGGAGAGATGAGATCAAGAAAGCACTTATTAAGAAGTTCAGGAAAGAGAAGTCTGCTGCTATATTATATGATGAATATTGGTATTCACAATCTGGCGAGGCAGTACTTCAAAATAAACAACATGACGAAGCTGTTAATATAGGTTTCAACAGTAGTGTTCCAAATACTCACGTTGATTACCGATCAGCTTTGGATCCACTCCGTAGTGATGGGTGGGATTCCAAGATTGAGCTCACTAGTTTTCTAAAGCGTCCAGTGCGCATATACGAAACTACGTGGGCTGTTGGAGACTTTCTCAGGGACGATTTTTACCCATGGGAAGCATATCTCAACACTCCATCAATAAGGCGTAAGTTAGAGAACTATTTGTATATCAGTGGATCTCTCAAATTACAGGTCTTTATTAATGGAACACAATTTCACTACGGGAAAGGCATTCTTGCGTACACGCCTTTCGGTGCAGTGCAGCATCCTACTAGAACTCCAGGATCTGCCCCTGTGCTAGACAATGTACAATACTCACAGAAACCACATATTCTCTTAGATCCTACGGATAATGTAGGAGGAGAAATGACACTCCCATTTGTATATCCAAATAATTGGTTACGACATACTGTAACTCAAGATTTGCAAGATATGGGACGCTTAGACTTGTCTTCTATTAACAAGTTAGGTCATGCTCTAGGAGATGTCACAAATATTGTGCGTATAGCGATTTTCGCATATATGGATGACGATGTGGCTTTGAGTGGATCTACCCAATTCTCTTCACAATCTGGTAAATCAGATGAATATGGAGAAGGTGTAATTTCCAAACCAGCTTCTGCTGTAGCACGTATAGCAGGGCGCTTGACGGATGTGCCAATTATAGGAACATATGCTCGCGCTACTGAAATAGGTGCTGGTGCAGTTGGTAAAATAGCGAGTCTATTTGGCTATTGTAGACCAATTAATTTGGACCCTATTAGGAAATTTCGCCCGGCTTATTTGGGTAACATTGCCAATACTTCTATAGAAGAAGCGGCTGACAAATTAACTTTTGATCCTAAACAGGAAATTTCGATCGATCCTAAAATCATCGGAATTAACGATAATACAGATCAATTGTCAGTCCCTTATTTGGCGAAGAAATGGTCTTATTTGACACGTACTCCCTGGTCTGCATCAGATTCTGCAGACACCCACCTATTCTCAATGGTTGTGAACCCAGGTATGTTTGGAACACAAAACATTGCGACGATAGACGAAGTGATGCTAACACCTATGGCATTCGCATCGTTACCCTTCCGTTATTGGAGAGGTTCTATCAAGGTGAGAGTACAAGTCGCCGCTTCCAAGTTTCATAAAGGAAGATTAAGACTTACTTATGACCCTAATGGCCCTAATTCTAGTTTAGAATGGGGTGGAGGATATCATGAGATTATGGATATCTCCGAGAAACGCGACATGGAATTCACTATTCGCTGGAATCAAGACAGACAATTCCTAGAAGTGAGAAATCCTATGTTGACTGCGTCACCAACACCGGTATACGATCCGGCGGATGGTGGAACTCCAGGTCCTAATCCAATTGCTGTGGATTTAGATAATGATAACGGTGTGTTCGAGATTCGAGTCCTTAATGAACTCGTTCGTCCAAGTGAGGATGACACGGATACTCCTGATATCAATATTTTCGTAGCAGCTGGTGATGACTTTGAAGTCGCAGTACCATACATGCGTAATTTGGAGAATATTAGTTATATTTCTCAATCAGGATCCACTTTTGATAGTCAAAGTGGATTGACGGAGGCAACTCCAACCGACAGTGCTCCTAGTGGATCAAGTGGAATTGATTCTGTGGAGATTGCTGGAGGAGACTATCGTCCTGATGTGACATCTTTGACATATTGTGGAGAGGCATTCATGTCTTTCCGAAACATGTTAAAGCGTTATAATTATCACACTACATATGTGATGCCACGCGAAGATGTCGAAACAAGTTCTACTTGGTTGTGGAACTTTGCACATCCGAGATTTCCCACTTACAAGGGACCTGATGGTTCGAATCCTTTCTTAACTGAAGGTGCAGTCTGGACAAAGATGACTCTTATGAATTATCTTACACCAGCTTTTGCTGCCAGAAGAGGAGGTATTCGTTGGAAATATAATTTGAATTCCAACATGTTGAACCAGATACCCAGAGCGCGAATTAGTGCTACTAGATGGTTTGGATCTGTACCAAGTGATACACAATCTAGTTTGCTACCGCTATCTGATGGCACAGCTTCTACTGCGACAACACTTGCTCGTACTGTTTATTACTCAAATATAACAGGCGATGGAGCGGTATTGTCCAACACTGCACTGTGTCCAACCCTTGAGTTAGAATCTCCGTATTACAGGAACACACGTTATGAACCCACTCATGATGAGCGTAATGCTCTCGTCTTCTCTGGTTTAGAGGAAGAGAGTGTTGCAGTTCAAGTACTACTGCCCTCGGGAGGCGGGGCTTCAAGTCCTCTCAACGGAGCCTATTCCGTAGATACGTATGTAGCTGCGGGAGAAGACTTCACTTTAGATTGGTTTGTTGCTGTACCAACCATGTACTACAACGATCCAACACCAAATTAAAATCCTAGTTCTATCAATAGGTAGGTTGTCAATGACCTTCTCCGTTCGCACGGTTAGCGAACGCTGTTGCTTTTAAGCATATCTCGAGTTTTTATAACTCGTCAGCGTTCGCGCTGACGGGGGAAATTTTTAGTAGAGATAGATGTTTAAAAGCTGGCAGAACTGAGTAAACAGTTGCTGG